GGCTTGCTGTTGCCCTTAGATTGCATGCTTTGACCTGTGAGCTTCTCGCCCATAGCCATACGTTTGTGTTGGGGTACGTTTACGCCCTTTTGTTCTTGATCAGAAATTGCCATTTGGGACTCCTTGAGGTTGTGGCATACCTTGTGGCATACCTTGTGGTGGCATCTCTGCCGTTGGTGCGCCCATTGTAGGCGCAGATTGCGGAGGTTGCGACAGTGCAATATCCGTAATTGCTTGATGCGTAAGCTTTGCGTTCTCGATGGCAATCTTTGTTTGATTGTCCATTGCATGCTTTTGAATTTCCGACTCCAAACGCTTTGCGTCGAACTGCAAGTCGGCTTGATCCTTCGCGGCTTTGCGCTGAGTCTCTGCCATGCTTGTATCGTGAACAACTTGTGCGTCTGGTGGCAACGCCTGCTTTTGTGATTGCTGGCGCTTTTGGGCTTGTTGAATCAACTGCTGGAACGCTGGAGCAAACTGCTCGAACACTTCCTTAGTATCCATCGCAACGTGAGCACCGACAGCCGTATAAAGCTGGTCAATTGTCCCTGTCAACATTGGATCATCGTAGTTATCCACTGGTTGACCACCACGCGACTGCGCAACATAACCATTGCTACGGTTCAAGTACCACAATGTCATGTGTTGCTTGATGTGCTCGATCAAATTATTCAGATACGTTGGGTCTGCAAATGGTGACTGACCCAAGAATGGGTTCATGCCAAACTGCAAGTGATCCTGAATGTGTGCGATGTGATCTTGTTGCAAATACGCATATGCAGGTTGACCAATCAACATAGCCGCATTCTCGTCCGCTGATGTACGCTGTTCAGGTGCAGGAACATCCTTCATCAACTCATTGATGTTCGGGATCTTCATCTGCTTAAGTGAACGCGCCAGCACCTTGTTCATGTTGAACTGGTCAGGGTGCTTGTCTGCCAACGACAACACAGCTTGCATCTGCGCCATACGCTGAGTCTCAGAGAAGATGTGCGGATCTGATACTGGGATCACATCCGTATTCTTCTGGAAGTCTTCGCGGCTAATCTCAAGATCTGCCACCACGTCAGACGTGCGCATTTCGTCGAAGTGCCAACGATTCAGACGGCACAAGATCTTCAGCACACGGGCTTGTGACTCATGCAAACGTGCGTGGATCGATGAGAACACTGCCGCACCTTGCTCGATCAAAGCTTGAGTAGTGCCTACAGGGGCATTGGCGTTAACGTCAGCGATTTTTTCTTCACTGGTGGACACTACCCCCTTCGCCGCTGTGTCAAGCCATCCTAGAAGCCTGAATAAGACCTCTGAGGGTGGGTTGAATGGCATAGGCATAGCGATCTGGCGAATGTCTTGGACACCGGGCGCCCCCTCAATCTCCACAATCTGCGTCACATCCACCTGCTGGGACTGACCAGACATCTTCGCGCCCTTGAGCTTCAGCATCGTTGCCGCATTGTTGATATGGGCAGAGTCCAATAAAGCGCGTAGAGAGCCTGTAAGAGCCGCTGACAGCCCTCCAATGAGGTGTGGCAGACCGATAGCGTATGCACCACGCCAAGGAATGAACTTGAACTCGACAATCCAGTCCAGTTTGGTCATTGTCTCGTCTTGTTCTTCCCAGTTACGGTACAGACCAATGACTTCGTTATCCAATTCGTCAACCATCAAGATGTACGGCGCCATCTCGCCCTTGGAGTAGTTGTCTTCATCCAACTCCAAGTACGTGTAGATGTGATACACGTTGCGCAGACCGTCTTCGTTGTCTTCCCACTTCTTACCTTCGATCTTGTCGTTGGCTTTTTGTGCCTTCGTCAGTTCGGGTTCCATCGTAGAAGCAACCATGTCGATGTTGCGGTACATACCACTCGCTACACGACGATTGAACTCCCACTCAGTGATCTCATGCACCTCAGCGGCTCGCTGTGCGGTGTAGAAGTTACTCGCGGCAAAAGGCAGAATGATCCTGTCGATAGGAACAAACTCCACGCAGGGACGCTTTTTCTGCTCGTCAAACCAGATCTTGAAGTACTGTGAGCCACCCAATGGCAACTGAGTCAGCAACTGCTCTTGCTCGTCGCGGAACTCTTCGATCTGCTCGGTGATCTGCCAGTTCAGGTAGTCGCGTTTGCGCTCTGCCTTCTCAGCTTTAATGTCATCCATCTTGCCCAGCACCTTAGTGCGGACGGGGCCGTCTGGTGGGAACATCTCTTTGATCGCTTTGGACGCAAAGTCCACGCAACCTTCAGCCATAGCAGGGTGAACAACCTTCGATGCACCCATGAAGGTAGCACCACCGGGGGCATCATTGCCCATGCCCGTGCGCTTGATACCCTCTTCGTACTGCTTATCACGCTCTTGACGTGCCGACTTGTCCTTCTTGAGCAAGTCGCTGTATCGCATCGCCAACTTCGACAGTGCATACTGGTCGTATGAGTCCGCCATGTTTGCATAGAAGTCTGGATTCTGCTCAGGGCCGTCATCGGGCATCGTCACGACAGCCGATCCGTCAGGCATCTCTTCAATGTCAGCCAAATCCTCAGGCAGTTCTACGTCAGCACTGCCGTCTTCATTCTCAGTGATCATGGGATCTTGTGTTGGGTCAAGTTCGTCCATCATTTGGCTTTCTTGTTACGTGTCAGTTCTAGCAACATGGTGTCCATGTCTTTGTTTATTGTAACTTTACGTTTGTTATCCGACAAAGCGCTTTTTGCAGTAGGTTCATGATCGTGACCACGCATAGCTAAATGACGCTGTGCCACTACATTCTGCTCAGGGAACGCATGGAAGTCGTCATCACTGAAGCCAATGTGACGTCCGCCAACACTTCCGCCCATTGCATAAGCTTTTGGCTTGGGGTGAAACTTAATCACTTCTGGCGCGGCGTATTCTTTGCCCTTTGCTTTGGCTTGATCTTCTGGCTTATCAATTTCGTACTCACCATTGTTTTTCAAAGCATGCTCAATGTGACCTTCATTCACATGATGGTTGAACTTTGTTTCGTGACCAATGTTGCTGGTTGACTCAGTAGGTGTCGTCATCAAAATGTGACCAGCTTCTTTGCCGTTTTTGGTTTTGTAGCGATTCTTTGGCAAGAACGCTGTGTCCATAAAACGTGAATCCGTTGGGATCATGTGTGGAGTACCGTCATCATTCTTACCCACTTGAACCAAACGTGGGTGCAAGATGTGTTGCTTCTGGTAGTCGTAACGTAAACCTTGGTGCGTTGTATGACCATAGTGCGCTTTTTCAGGCGTAGTTGGCTTTCCATTACCTCCAAAGTGACCTTCTGGCCCTTCCTCGCGCTCTTCAGGTGTTAAATCCTTCTCAGAACGTCCTGTTGTCCAGTACTTGGCATGGGTAATTGCACCCTCCATCTTCTTAGCCATTGGTGAGCCACGCTTAACGTCCGTCACCATGTAAGAACCCTTAGGTGGTGTTTTATGACCTTGCTCGTTTTTAAAGTCGCCTTGGTTGTCAGCCGCCATCACCGTGTTACGCACACGCGCTTTATCGCGTCCAATGTTCTCGGTAATCTCTCTACCCTTTTTAACTTTAGGGCCAACGTTTGAGTGCGTTATGTGATAACCATTCTCGGGGTCATGCAACTCATTGGTCTTGCCGTATGAGTTGGCAATGATTGGTGGCTTGTCGTCTATCTTACGCTGTTCATTCAAATGACGAATGATGTGACGCGAAGACAAATCAGTTTCGTCTACCACATTAGGACGGAACAGCATGCGCTTGTTTTGCTTGTCTGCTCTGTTTGCGGCGTTACGCATTGATCCAGTGTGAGCAATAACCCAGTCCCTAGTCATTGCAGGATCATGTTTGGCAATCGCGTGACCAGCACGACGACTCACAGCGGCGGCGTATTGCGACTCAGCATTAGGTGCAAAGCATGCACCCTTTTTAGTATCAACAATACCCTCGGCACTCATACCACCGCCACATCCCTCGGTTTGACCGGGGCAGGTGTTGATCACCTTGTAATCCATGTTCTTGCCATGACCTTTAGGGTACAACGCATGACCTGCAATACCCTTAGACGCATAGCCAACGTGTGAGCGACCTTCTGAGTCGTACTCATGTTGAACAGTATCTAGCTTCTCAGACTCGTCCAACGTGTCTTTGTTGTGCTTAATAAACTTGGCGGCACGGATTTTATTTAAAGCTTCTTCCTCTGCTTTTTTCTGCTCATCAAGCGGCTTTGCAAAGTGCTCTTCCAATGTTTGCTTGTGAATTTTTGACATTTGACCAAGGTTCAAGGGTTCGCGATGCTCTTCACCGTAGACCTTTGCTCGTGCAGTCATCATGTTTTTCAAACCTTCAGCGCCTGCTTTGGGGTTGCCTTCAATTAAATGCTTAGGCACCACGATACCTTTTACGCCACCCGCGCCGGGAGCCGCCACCGTAACGCGCTTCTCCGTAGATGGGTCTTTCTTAGCATCTAACTCAGCCTTCATTTCTTCAACGGACTTAGCGCTACCGCCCTTAGCCAAACCTTGTGGCTTCATGGCGGACATCGCTTGACCTTGTGGCGTCATGCTCAGGATGTTGCTTCCACCTTGTGGGGGCATACCACCCATTGGGTTCTTGTCACCCATCGGTACCTGATCCATGCCTTGTTGCATACCCGCTGGCGCTGGTGGCTGGTTGGGCATCAACTGGTGACCGGGATCCATCTTGCTCATGTCAATCCCGCCAACAGGCAACGCGCCTCTGCTGGTGTCAACACCACCCACGGGCATCTGACCATTGTCAGGGCGTCCAACGGTCGGTACGTAGGCTTTAATCCCCAAGCTAGGTGCTTCCTCCGCACCAATGGATTGAAGGCTACTCAGCCCCTTGAATTTGTTCATCATCTGGGCTTTGATTTGTTCGATAGGTAACACAGCGCCTCCTTCGGCTTTGTGAATGATTGGTTGTTTTCCATCTTTGCCATTGATGTAATACCCATCGTGACCAGCTTGCTTGATAGCACTCTGAATGCGTGGGTCTTCAATGAACTTATAGCTACCTTGGGATAACGCTTCAGCCAAGTGTTTTGCCACGTTGGGGATCTGGCTAAAGTCTTTTTGTTTGGCAACAACTCCAGCGACGTTTTGTACGTGCTTGGGGTTCTCATAGTCAAATAGGTTCACAGTGCCTCCTTGGGCTTTATGGATGACACCGCCGTGTGCATACGTCTCACGCTCACCGTATGTTGGCTTATGCGCCAACACGAGTGGGCCAATCTGCACAACGTGCTTAGAGTGCGTCACAGGCTTCAGTGTCTTGCGGTCGTAGAAGTATCCATGCCGTCTAGGATCCATGCCCACCTGAGCATAGTCCTTGTGGTTCAGGTACTTCTGCATGTGCTCGACCGCTTCATCCTCAGTCATGTGATGAAGCTCACCCTTGATACGTGCGAATGGTGATTTGTTCTGCTCACCAGTGGCAACACGTATAGCCTTGTCTGGCTTGGCATCAAACGTGGCATTCTTGACGGACGACACGGAGTTATACGCTGTCGGTAGCTTGTTCTCATCGGAACCTTCTTCGTCGTGAATGGAGTTCACCCAAACGCCGTGGTTCTCGTATGCTGGTATGTCTAGTCGCAGACCGACTTTGCGACCAGCAGGCCATTGCTCATGACCACGCCACTTGTCCTTCTGGGCTGGCTTCAATGCACGTTCTGCATCCTCGTCAGTCGCAGGCTTAGGGACAAACTCATATGGCTTGACAGGCTTATGCTTGGCAATGACTTTGTCGTATGCGTCGTGGCTCATCTTGCCTTCACTGACCTTACGAGCCGCCGCTTCCATTGCTGGGTTCTTACGTTGAATGGCGTCGTCTTTTACGGTGGGGCGAACCTCTACCTTGCCACCCTTTGCCTTGTTCTGCTGGCGCTTGTCTAACCACTCAGAAAACGATGGCATGTCACGGGTGTATTTTCCCGACATCTCTTTATCGTATTGCTGTTGTAACTGAGCACGGAACGCCATCTGTTGGCGCAGTTGCTCAAACTTCTTTTTGGAGTTGTCTGGGATCATGGAATGTCCTTCATGAATGCCGACCATTATGCCTTCAGTACCATGTCAAGTCCACACTTTATAAATGTAAGGTTGGTGCAAGGTGGAGTTTAACTCCACTTCACAATGAATATGGGTTGACCTTGCCGTGAGCACGTTGGTTGTATTCCTCAGCATCGTATATGTCATCGTCGTCATAGTCGTCACGGGGTGGGGCATCGATGCTGATCCACCCTGCGTCACGCATGTACCTCAGACCCTGACTGATGCAGTCAACGAACTCGTCATGCACCGTACCCTCAGGGAAGCTACAGATCTGGCTGACCATGCCTTCTGCCCAGTCCCTCACGAAGCCCTTGCGGTTTCCGCTTTCAGGCACCCACACACGTCCTGCGCGGATGATGTTAGCCACGATGCTCAGGCGCTGGGTCTTGTCAGCACGTCCGGGGTTGTACCCGATCACTGGCAGGTGCGCCCGTTGCAAGTCTTGGATCAATGAAATGCCTGCGGCTTTGTCTTCCACCAGCAGTAGGTCAACACGTTTCTTTTCTTTGCCCTCACCGTACACCGACTCAAACTCATCAATGATCTTAGGGCGCAGGTCGGGGTACGTCAGCTTCTCTTGCCAGCAGTCAATCACCATGACGCACATGCCGCCGTCTAGGGGCTTAAATGCGCCTAGTGTGATGCACCCAGTAGGGTCGCTCGATGCATTGTCTTTGTAGCCACAGTCGTAGCTCTGTATGATGAACTCGAACTTGGGGAAGGGTTTGCCGTTAGGCCAGAGCTTGAACCACTCACGACGGACAATGCCGCCCTCCTCAGGATCAATGATCTCAGCGTGGATCTCCTGCCGTCCAAGGTTCGTACCCTCGTATTGCAGGATCTGCTTCTGGAAGGATGGCGCCAGATTCTTCATGTTGCTGTACGTGCTGGCGCGTGTGATCACCACGTCGTCACCCTCACGGTCGATCAACTCCATGATGACCTCTTTGGGCTTGGGTGTCGTCGAGCATATAAGCTTAGTGCGCTGACCCAGACGGATGCCGAACTGGATCATGTCCCATGACTCACGCAGGTATTCCCATGCCGCCAACTCGTCCAGCCAGCCGCCGTGGAACTGAGGGCCTCGAAAGCGCTCTGGTTCCGACGCTGGGATGCCCTTGATGAAGCTCCCATTGATCAGATGGATCTCATGCAGGGATGAGTTGTACTTCTGGATAAGTTGCGGAGGAATAACGGACATCAGCCCTGAGTCACCCTCGAAGCACGTACCCTTCAAGTCGCCGCTAGTAGGGGCTGAGACAAGCCATCGTGTGTTGGGTTGCTCCCATGCCCATCCTGCTAGTGTTTCGGCGCTGGCGCGTGTCTTACCTGCTCCACGACCAGCCAGCATCAGCCAGATATTCCACCAGTCGCCTGCGGGTTCAATCTGGTGTGCGTGTGCCTGCTTCCCCAGCCAATTCAGTTGCCAATTGACGACAGCCTGCTCGATGGGGTGTAGCTCTGCGAATTCCTTCTGGATGCTGGGATCAGCCAGCACTGCGTCCAATGCGCTCATGCAAGCTCGTATGTCATTGCAAAAATGTCAGGCTTGCATGGGTAGTGCTCGCCCTTTACGCCTGTGATGATCCAGTCGCCGGGGCTGACAAGGTGATCACCCTCAAGGGTTTCGATCAAGTGGACATTCATGCCACTGAGGGACGCCTCAACGACAGCAGGATGGTCGCCACTCTTGAACCATTGTGTGGCTTCGATCACCACGGGTTTCTTACGGTACTGTGCCATGATCACTCCGCCTGTCGTGACATCTTGATTGACTTGAGCAACTCACCGAACACATTCACGTTGTGCTCGATCACCAATGGCTTGTCATCATTGCCCACATGCTCTTGACGCGCCAGCTTCGGAATGTGGTACTCGACCACTGACTGGAACATGTCAAACGCCTTAGCGGGGTTTGGTGCCACCACGTACTCTTCGCCGATCACTTCACCAGTGTCATCCATCACGGGCTTCTTCACACCCTCTGCAACCTGATCAAGCCATCCAGTGAGTCTGTGAGCGTTTTGATCAACAAACAGGGCTATCGCCTGCCTTGCCTCTGCCGTAGCCTTGTTAGGGCTTCCTGCGGGTCTTCCTGCACCCTTATTAGCTGTTGCCATGATCATCTCCAATAAATTTGAATTGTTTATTGTCTATGTTAGCAATCACTAACGCAATGGATGTTGTCTGCATATATGTCCTTTCACGCAATTGTTTCAGCGCATTACATGGACGTAAGTTTAACCTGAAGTTTTGTTCTGTGTGAAGTCTTCTGCTTCTAACGGAATATCGCGCCATTCGCCTTTTGTTTTACCAACCACCATGTCAATGATGTTTTGTTCTGGCTCCCACCATTGCTGAAGGATGCGAACCGTCTTGATCACAGGTATTGAGCCGTACATGCCAGTCTGCTCATCGCGGAGTACAAAACGCAGTTTAGCTGTCGGCGTCATTCTTTGCCTTTCCTGCTTTGTATCCTTTGTTGTACTCTTGGTGGAGTCTGTACTGGAATACGGTGCTGATGTGCTCCATGAAGGTTATTGCGCTTGCGTCGGCGTTTCCCTCGAATGAGAGCACTGATCCATTGAAGTCCAAGATCCCTATCTCATCCCCGTTCTGGTTGTAGAACGTCATCTTGCAGTCGTGCTTCGGGATCTTGAAGCTGTGCTCTTTGTTTTGTGCGCTCATGCTTCCCTCGCTCTCAGCATAGCGTCTGCCATTTCGTATGCGGATATTGCGGTGTACGTTGATACATCCATATCAGGATCTTCGTTAGCTTCTTCTCGCCATTTGGGACAGCCAATCATGCCTTGCATAGCCTTAGCCGCAAAGTAGTCACGCAAGGTCATGCCATCCGAATCAGCGATTTGGCTTGTAGGGAATGCGTGTGGGTTTCTCATTCTGGGCTACTCCCCAAGATGCGGTGCTCTGCCCAGCGCTTGTAGCTCTTGAGTTCTTTGATCTCTGTCTCCAAGCGGTCGATCTTGCCCTGCATGCTCTTCATGCGGCTCATGGCTTGGTCGATCCAGTCCTTCACCTCCATTGGCATTTCAAACGTCTGCTCGCGTTTTACGACCTTCTTTGGCGGTGTGTATTCCATCACCAGCTTCTTTGCAGGTGCGCGTTTTTTGGGCGCGGCTTTCGCCACGGGTTTCTTTAATGTTGCCATTTTGTTTTCCCTTCCTGTTCCTTTTGTTTTACTGCCAGATCAACCTCAAACAAAATAGAAGCCTTGAGTGCATCAAACACCTTATCTGGGTTGAAATCTTTGTTCTGCATTGTCTTGGCGCCAATCAAGTTGATCAACATTAACATTGCAACTTCCACCAAATACTTTTCAGCTTCAGGTTCACCGTAGTAACGTGACACCGCGAAAATGCTTTTGTGCAACTCAATCAATGCTTTGTTCTTGAATATCTCGCAGTTAAGCTCTTTCGGGGGTAGCTTCATCAACTCATCTAATGCATCGCTCATGCTGTCTCTCCTTTTAAAAAACTACGAACAGTGTCCATGTCTTCCGCAGACACAGTCCACGAATTAGCGTTACCGCCATCCAAGCACAGACCGCCTTCTGCGCGCCCCCACTTGTCTTCACCCAGAATAGTCTCCACGTAATAACGGGACACAAACTGACCAAACTCCGTGTGCGGATAGCGGGAGTCGTAAAACTCCACCAGAGGCTTGTCCTCATCGTGAGTCAAGCAGAAGTCGCGACCATACTTGTCGCCCTTGTTAACTACGCGCACATTGAATTTTGAAACTGTAATCATGGTAATTTTCCTTTTGTAATTTGGATGGGGCCGAAGCCCCGTGTTGTTTAGAAGTGTGGATCGTAGTAGTGCTCGCGCATGCCTAAGATCAAACCACCACTACGGCGTTGCTTGAATCTGCCTGTCAGTTGATTGACGTAACCGCGAACCCATTTGCCAGTCTTGCGATCCATACGGAAAATGTCAGCGTATCCATATGGGTTTGGTTCGAAGGTGTAAACGGCACTGCCATCATGTGCGCTACCAGAGACACATGTCACTTTGTCTTCCATGATGTGGATCTCATATGCCCACACTTTGCTCTTCAACTCAGTAACCTTTGTCACCGTTGCGGCGTGACGATCAGTCCATGACAATGTAGTTGCGCCCATGCCAACTTCAGGCGCTGGTGCGCCGATTGTCATGCGGCTGTACAAGTGGTTTACAAGGCTGTTTGTTTGTGTACCGATGTTCATGATAATTTCCTTTTTAAACCTGCTAAATTTGCAGTAATGTAATTCTAACACGAAATTAGAGAAGGGAGTCAAGCCCCCTGCTCACATTTATTTTGGTGCCTTTGGGCGCTGAATAACTGTTTGCTTGACGCCTTCGCGGACGCCGTGCTCTTTGACTGTTGCTGTGATGGTGAGAGTGTCGCCAGCGCCACGAACCTCGCCCTCGGGTGTCCAGCCCACCACGCTGGAGTTGCCTTTGTAGATCACCACGTTCTGGTCGGCGTCTTCCATGATGTAGATGAAGCTTGTGCCGTACATGCCGTCCAGAGTTACGATGTGGCGGATTTTGAGGGTGAGGGTGATCTTCTCGCCCACAGTGCCTATGTGCTGGCGTGTGGCGTCCAAAGCGGCTTTTTTGTCTGCCCACTCTGCACGACGTGCATTGCGCTTTTCGATGGACTTAAGAACAGCGCCCACTTGACCTGATGTCAACTTGCCGTAGGTGTCGTATGCGTATGCCAATGAACCCAAGAAACCCTCTTCGTAACCGCACACTTGGTTGTCGTTGTACTTACGACCAGCGGCAATGAAGTCCAAGATTTCGCGGAACTCAGGGTAAGTGCGTGAGAAGGTTAATTGCGCGTTGGCAATGATGTTGCGATGTCTTGCGCGCTCGTAAGCGGCTGGGTTCTCGATTGGTTGGTTACCGTAAATTGCTGACATGTTGATCTCCTGTAATTCCTGCTAATTTTGCAGTGATGTAATTCTAACACGGAATTAGAGGAGTCAGACAAGTAGGGACAAACCCTAATATCTGCGTGGAGTTTAACTCCACTCACTGACGAGTACTTCTGTTTTCCATTATCTCGCCGAGGATCTTGGCATCCTCTTCCGAGACGGGAACAGAATTGTCGAAGAGTGTTCCGTCTTCCAACTGCTTGTGGAGGTCTGCGATTAGCTCGTCTAGCTCCTCCTGAGTGCCTTCAAAGCCATCAAAAGCACCTTCTGCGAATACGATCTTGAGCTTGCTCATTTGCGCCTTACGTTGCCAATTGTCATTCTGCGAGTCCAGCAGGCTTGGCAGTGCCATTTGGTGCCCATCTCGATGCCGCCCTCTGGTGGCTTGCTCTCATTGCATTTGTTGCACAGCTTGAACTTGTGCGTTGGTTGGTTACTGTTGCCCAACGTCATGGGGTGCATCATTACCGAATCTCTTTCAGTTTGTCCAGTTCTGGATCCATTACCTGCTTGATCATTTCCACAAGTTCAGTGCCGTTTTCGAAGTTGTTCACGATAGACATCAACACGAAGTTGACGCCCGAATCAAACCCTGTGAAATACGACAGATCTTTTTCGAGCGTCTCCATGTTATTGCCTTTGCGCGGGTATGCGGTTCAGAATGGCTTCTGAGGCGTTTTTAAGGGCTGTGGCTACTTCTCCCTCATCCTCTTCGCTTGCGAGCTTCTGGAGCAGTTCTGCGCATGCCTCGCGCTCAATCATGATGACCTTCTTACTTGTCTCGATAGCCACGGTCATGATCTCAGCTTTGGCAACCGCTAAAGCGGCGTCAAACTCCTGCTGTGTGTAGAACTCTACGGCGCCAGAATTGCCTAACAGTTGGCGAGCGAGTTGACTCATTTCTTTTTTCTCAGTCATTGTTTTCTTTCAGTTTGTAATCTTTAAACACGGTGCCCTTGCTTGCATCACCCTTCCAGCACTCCTTGACCCAACCCTTCTTTCCAGACTTGTACGTGCGCCAGTGACCACGTGCTTGGTGCCTGCGTGGGCTTGCATGCGTACCGCCTTGCGAATCGTTCTTTGGCTTTGGTGGCTCTATTGTCACCGTATGCCAATCAAAAGTTAAAGCAGGCTTTCCTTTGGCTATTCGCTTGGCATTGATATATGTTTTTTGTGGCGTCCCAAGATACCCTTGATTGCCAGCAGATAGTTTTAAAAGAATAGCAACTGCCATACGCAAGAACGGCATGATTGATTCTTTATTTACTTCTTTTTTGTTGTTGTAATATTTGATTTCATCCCCAATCATGATCCAAGCAAATGGCTCAAAATACTTTGGAGGGTTCATCGTGCAACCCGATATGGTTATGCTGTTTTCTCCCTCTGTCATCCAAAACGTAAACTCTCTGCCTTTGGTGTCAAAGCCTGCAACTCCAGTACGCTTGAATGGCAGATGCATCAATACATCATTGGATACCCTGAGTAATTCAGGAATGGGTTGCATTTGCCCAACGTCAAACCACAACGCAGTCTCAGGCTCAGGAGCAAGTTTTACAGCCTTGCAAATGAGCGGTGTCATTTGAATCTCCGAATTGGTTCAATAAATCGTTCTGGTGGTGGCGGAGTCATTTTCTCTGATGGCGGTGTCCACCCGTGCTTACGCCATAGCGCCTGCACGTCAGATCCTGACTCCCATTTGAAATCTTTATTGGGTACGGACGGGTAACTGATCTTTGAGTGTGGGGGTAATGTGATGTTGCTCATGCTTCCACCTCTTTGTTCAGGATCTCAATTAAACCAGCCAACAACTCTTGCGCTTCTGCGCGTGTGAGTGTGGTGCTCATGCTTGCTTGGCGACCTTGCAGGAACAACCAAGCACCGCCCTCATCCCACTCTGCAAGGGATACGCGCACATTGTTTTTTGTGCTGATTGTGATGTCTACTTCGTCTTTCATTTCACTCTCCTTGATGGGGGCGAACCCCCGTTTGGTTTACTTGGCTGGTGTAACACGGATGTCAGCGCGGCTGGCTTTGCGGAATGTGTTGAGGACATCGTCGTTGATGCCGTAGGAGACGCACAGTTTTTTGTAGTCAACGGTGCCTGATACTTGCACGAGTTGCACAGTGACTGTGTGCAGTTCACCTTTGTGCTCGCCTTCGCCGTACTTGTTGGCGATGTCTGCCTTGAGAGCCTTGATCTTTGCTTCCAAAGCTTTGGCTTGTTGGTCGAGCACGTAGAGTGCGTCGATGTCAGAAGTGATTGTAGAAATCAGAGCTTCTGTCTGGATGGCTGTAGTAACTGCTGTCATGGTAATTTCCTTTTTAGGCTAAACCCGCTAACGTTGCGGTGATGTAATTGTAACTCCAAGTTAGAGCACTTGTGAACCCCTTTTGAAAAATATTTTCATTTATTTTCATTAGGGGTTTCCCTTATCTGTGGAAAAGGTGCTCCATCACCCTCTGTACGGTGACATTTAGGGCGTCGATCTCCTCCATCTTGGCTATTGCCCAAGCACGTTTCTCCCCGTGCCAGCCCATCTTGCTACCCTGATGGCAGGACTTGCAGAGGGCTACCACGGT